ACCTTAACTGTGACTTTCGTAAGTTTGGGGCTGACTTGGTGACACGCAAGGGCAAAAAGATTGATGTTAAGTGCGCCAAGAAGATTGGCGGCAACCTTAACGCAGTCTTTTGGTCTGGCACAAAACCAGTAGATGTATTCATCTTGACCGAACTCCACACTTCTTGTGTGCGGATTATTGGGTGGATTTACCAAGAGGATTTCTTGGTAGAAGATAACCTAATTGACACAGGCAATGGGGAATACTACTCTCTTAAACAATCCCAACTGACACCATTTGTATGAGACATATCGGCATATCCATACCGCACCGCTATACGCCAGAAGAAGATGAAGCCTTCAACGAAATAGAGCGTAGGTCAAAAGTCAAACAAGAATTGATTAAATCGCCTTCTAAAGAGGCTAAATTGCAAGCCGAGGTGTTGGCATTAACCATTGCAGTTAAAGCGCTTACAGAGCGTTTAAATAAACTAGAACAAGCATCTAAGGAAAAAAACGCATGATTGAAAAACCAATAACTTATCTAAAACGATTGCAAGAAGAATTGCGCTTGCTTGTTGACCACAACGAAAACACACTTGCTTATGTTCGATTGCTTAACGCACAAGTGGCTGGTAATACGCACCAAATTACTGAGTTACAACACAAAATTGCAAAAGAATTGGGAATTGAGCCATATAACAAGGAAACAAAATGAACGCATTTCACCCCGATTTCTTTAAAACCTATTACCCAAAGTTCTGGGATTTTTCCAAGAGCCAACAGGCATTAACAGCAGAGCGAGAAATGGCTAAAAAAAGTGTCAAGCCTAAACGCTTTTATGTTTATGCCTTGGCTGACAGAATCAAACCACCTAAAAGGAGATATGTAAATCTATGACACAAGATGAAATCATTGAGATGGCTGACAAGGCTGATGAAGAAGCGGACAAAGTGTTGAACATGAAAGGTGAGTATCACCCAAACTGGCATCAAGTTCGTGATGAAGCCTTTGCCAAACTGGTAGCAGAGAAAGAGCGTGAGCGATTAACTGATGCCGCAATGAAAGCGGCTGAGAAAGCAGTTGATTCAGCAATCGCTCTTGAGCGTGAGGCGTGTGCAAAGATTGCTGACGAATGGGCAGTGGGTTGGCCTCACCCATCACAAGTTATTGCAGAACGAATCAGAGCAAGGGGACAAGCATGACAGTAGACATTTTAAACAACGCCTTTTTATTTTTTATGATTTGTTTTTTTGTATGCGCAATAAACCGATAAGGAGAAGAACACATGATTGAAAGCATACTAACCATTATTGTTTTACTACTTGTCGGCGCTTTTATAGGCGCTGGCATCCTAGTGGCTGTTCTGTGGGTCAGCGCTGACAAAGATTAAGCGTGGTACTCGGCTTCTGTAAGGATGCCAATCTTGTACTTGCCTTCTGGCTTGTAGATAGTCAATGATTGTTGGCGCATCTCAGGCGCAAACGATATGTGCATCCAGCGCCCATATTCGTGAATCATTTGGTCAAACTTAATCCCTGCGTTCAAAACAATCTGACATAGTTCGTAAGGAGTATGAGCAGAAGAAGAGCAGTCAATAGCCCACCCGTCCATGTGACTGGATACTTTAGAGCCACCAACAGCCACATTAACATCGGGCAAGCGTAGCCAAGAATTAACACGAAGAGCGCCTGTGACATTTCGCACCTCCTCTAGTTTCTCAGCCGCCATTTTCATGTTGGCTAACTGTTGTTGATTGGGCTGGTTATCAATGTGCATCCGTATAGCAGTCTCGCTATATGTTGCCTCTTCTAGCGTGAAGTGTTCAGATAGATTCATTTTGCGCCCTTAATCATTTCTTCAGTTTTAGCCTTACTGCCTGCGCTTGAACCTCTGTGGAAGTTGACCACAGTACCCGTAAGAGTCCATAAAGAACCTAGCGCAGTAAATGCCATAGATTTGTTCTGCTCTGGTACGCCCACAATAAACACCACAAAGGTCATTGTGAGAGCGCCAGCAATGATTGCTACATCTATTACATAAGCAATGTTTTTAGCCAACCAAGATGCTGTGGAAGAGTTCTGAATGTCTGAATTCATCTTTCTAGCGTCAGCAGTATTAGAGGCATCAATCTTTGCCATTTCTAGTTCTAGTTCTGCCAGTTTTTCAGCCGCCTTTGGGTCACCCACAATAGCCTTTGCAACAGCATCAATGGAATCAGAAACGCCAAACTTATTAGCCAAAGCGGTAATAGCAACGCCACCCAAAGGGCCAGCGACAGCAGTTGCCAGCGTGGGTGCGACACCCTTGAGTAAATTGAGTAAGTCATTCATTTGCTTTCCTTTATTTCTCGTTTGAGTTTACGCAGTTCTTTTATCTCTTGTTTAAGTTGCGCTTTCATGTACAGCGTTTCTATGTAGGCAATACTTGTTGTGGCAACGATTAAACACATCGCCACAGCAATTAAAACCCACCCGACAAGACGCGCAGTTGCCACATTAGCCACCCAAATATTAAAGATATAAACGCCACAGCAATTACTCCGCTTGTTACTTCAATAAACCAGATTTCTTCTTGCTCTTGCTTCCAACGCTGTTGTCGTAACTTTCTAACCTCTTGGCTTCTAGCCCATTCTTGCTCTTGCTGAATCCTTGCATACATCTTCAGAAATCTTGTATATATCGCCTTCAGTTCAGCAGGCGCATATATGGTCATTTGTTCCCGAATTTGTCCGTCAAGGTTTTCCATTTGGAGTTCCACCAAGGCGCGTTCAATAGCCTTTTTAGAAGTATTTTGAGTTGGGTCATAGCGTTCCTTAGACTCTGCTTCCAAAGAAGCGTAGTAATTGGTTAGTTGGGCTTGTATGTCAAAGAAGTTCCCCAGTTGAATTCCGACATTCTTGATTGTTTCCAGTTCGAGGGTTTCGTAGGATTCATCTTTTTTGGCTTTCTTTTGCGCCACAGGCTTGGCTTCGGTAGGCTTTGGTTTAGCAAATAACCCAACCAACCAATCCCACAACCCTTTAAGAGCCTTAACATCTTCCAAAACTCCTTCGGCAGTTGCTTTGGCGTTCTCCAGTTGCATCCTACCTTCGTGCAACATTGAGCATCCTTGCTTGATAGCAGAGACTGCACCTTGGGCAAGCATAAGAAGGCTAAAAGGGTCAATGTCACACCCCGAATAGTTTTTGAACGATGGTTGCCGCCACGCCTGGGCCTAGTAGAACGCAAGCCATAACCGCATACAACAAGTATTCAATTTTGGTCATGCGCTTTTCGCCCACAGCCAATGAATCCTCAATCTTTTTGTATCGTTCAGCACAGATGGCTTCGTGGACAGCGATGCGAGTTGCTATATCTTCCATCTTAGGCTTTCTGGATAAACGCCAAAGCGTAGTAAGGGTTCAAGATGCTGAATGATGTACCAGAGCCAGCAGTTGCATTAGTTGTTGCAACACTAATGCCAGTTGTTGCGGTGTTTAAAGTAATAGTGCTAAAACTATAACCACCTCCAGCAATACCGCCACCACCAGAACCTGTGTACGCTTGGTAAGAAGTTGTGTGGGTGTGACCAGGGTCTGTCACAGTCGAGGTCGCTGTGTGCGTATGCGATGGCATATTGTTGGTTGTCAGCGTTACAGATGACGCGCCACCAGTTCCGTTTACCGCATAAGTAGAACCAGCACCAATAATAAATCTGTCTGTCAGGTTAGGCGTTCCGTTTGAACCATCGCACAAATACCAACCCGATGGGATAGAACCAATCGAACCAGACCACATGGAAATAAGTCCCGCAGGAATAGTCGCACCGCTAGTTGCTTGTACGCCAATAATTCCGTAAAGATTGTCGTAAGTTTGTATCGTGCTATCACTAGAGTCTTTTAAAACAAACTTGTAGTTATAGCCATAAGTTAGCCATATTTCGCTAGATGGTCTGCCATCAGTACCTAACACGATAGGGTTGGCATTAGCCGTTGCACCCGTGTTATCGGTGTAGGTAGCAAGGGGCGTAGATGAACCCGCTTGGTAGGTGTATATCTTGCCACCAGCAAGAGGTTGACCAGTAGTGGTAAAGAACTGAAAGCCGTTACCGATGGGGGAGAGATTGACTGCCATGTGTGTCCTTTAAGGTCTGTCAGGAAGCATATTGCTTAATTCGATTCTTGTTACATAGTCTGAGGCTTCTTTAGCACCACCATAACGACCAATGTCACGCAACATAGATTTGGTTGCCGATACTGTTGGTAATGCCATGCCAGCGCCAGGCTTCAACATTTCGTTTGCCGTCATTTGTTCAACTTTGCTAGTTACTTCTGGCGCGGCAAGGTTAGACAAAACAGAGCCTACTGGAGATTGAGTTATAAAGTTGACTGCTTGACCAGCAAGCCCAACCCCTTGTCGTGCGGCATTTGCAATGTCTGTTTTGGAATAGTTTTTGTATTCACCGACTGGGCCTACTTTAGCGTTGTGCGAAGTAAGTTGAATGTCTGCAAGATGTTGCTTTTCAGCATCAGTTAAAAACTCACCCAATTTAGGTGCAACAAATGGGTCTTCTAATTGTTTTGTAAAAGTTGCATGAGCAAGGTCATCGCCACCAATAGTAATTCCCTTATCTTTAAGCCTATTTGTTAAAGTGGCTTTCATTAAATTTCTATATGTTGGGTCTTTGACTTCATTTGCCAAAGATTGCACTTCTTCTAAACTTCCACCAATGATGTGTTTTCTAACAAAATCTTCTGGTTCTGCCGCACCTTTGGTGTTATCTAATTTTGATGCAACAGCGTTATAGGCTGGAATATTTTTTTCTCTATCAAATTCTTGTTTAGCCAATCTAATAGCCGTATCTCGCGCTTCTTTGATAGGCAAATTTTCTACTGGCATAGGTAGATTTTCTAATTCTGAACGAGTTATGCCTAATACGTGCTTTACATTTCCATCATTTGTGCTTCTTTGTGCAGATGCAATTTCTCCAGCAAGGTTTTTAAAGAGATTCATATTCATCTCTTTTTTGCCTTCTGCATATTGCATCAATTTTTTATAAATTACTGGTGCGCCTTCTTTCAAAAAATCTAATTTATCTTCAGCATTTAAATTATTGATTACATTATCAGCCCACATTTTTCCATCGACAGGAAATTTGCCACCATTTAACTTTTCTAAATCGTCATAGGCTTTACTAATGTCTGTACGATTATTTTTAATTTGCCCACCAATTTTCTCTATATGTTTTTTAGCAAGCCCATATTCATCAGCAATATTTCCATATTCACCACTTGCTTTTTTATGCAAAGTATCAAGGTTTTCAACAAGTTTTTTGCTAATGTTTGCAATGTGGGTTCTTACATCTTGATTAGCACCAATAGCGTTTTGTTCATTACTCCAAATGCCTGGGTCGCGCGTTGCCATGCCAGGCAATAAGTGCGTTCCCAATCTGTTAGCCGCGGCTTGGTTTTTGATGCCTTCTTCGTTTGGAATATGCCCTTTGTTTATGTCTGATACAAATTGTTTTTGTACTTGTGGGGTAGCAGACTGTAAATCTATGTGCGCTTGTGGAGAAAGGTTGGCTTTTCTTGCGGCTTCTGCCACCACTTGGTCTGGCACTTTGCCCATCAATTTATTTGTAAATGCTCTTGCTAAATCCATGCCAGCATTACCAACAGCCCCTACGCCACGCGCTATGCCAGCACCAATCGGGTAACCAGCAAAACCACCAGCGCCACCAAAGAAAATTTGTTTGGCTTTTTCTTCGCCATAGTTTTTTATGTCTGTAACTGGTTCTAATGCGCCTACAAATGCACCGCCTTTAGCAGACTGATACAACTTGTTAGCCAACGATGCACCTTCACCAATAGCGCCAACACCCGTAGGCGCAACGCCTGCAACAGTTCCCAAAATCTTTCCACCACCCGTCATATAAGGGCGTGACTTTTCGTATGGTGCTATTTCAGCGTTAATCTTTTTAATGCCCTCTAAAGCATCTTTTACTAGAGCGTTACCCGCTTCTTCAGCGCCAACGGCTTGCAAACCTTTGCCAATCAGTTGTTGACCGCCAAGTGCAAGTGAACCAAATCCGTGTGCCGCACCCATAGCAATAGATTCTGCGCGAGATGGTGGCTCTGCTTTCTGTACGGGCTTTGTTGTTTCGCCCTTTTTTTCTGGTGGCGTTTGAGAAATTAAATCAAAGTCTTTTGCATACTTTGTTGAAACTTCTGGTTGAAATTCTGACTTTGGATTGATAGTTACATGAAACGGGTCTTTGCTACCCAATGGGCGATGCAACCCAACTTGTTCAAGATACTTATCTGGAACGCTTGCGCTGATGTCAACAGCATCGGTGTGATACAAGTCTTTTTTTACTTCATCTGGGTTAATAG